CACCTATAAAGACACTCCTCAACGACCCAACTCATAACCAAAGTAAAACCATAATCAGCTTTAACTTTCTTCCATTGCTTACTTGCTTCAACGGACATCATGGCTTCATCTAGTTTTTTCATAACTAAAGTATGAAGTTTCATTAGGTCTTGTTCTTCTTGCTTTTTTCTTTTCCTCATTTTTCCTCCTTTACTTCTTCTATTTCAGGGTCAACATAATCGTTAAAATCAGTAAATTCTAAATCACCTAAATTTGCATGATCTATTTTACCTTTTTTATTACCCCAATATATTTCCCATGCTTCATCTTCATTTGTAGCATAAACAACTGTGTTTCTACTCATAACTGGCATTGAATTAATTATATATTTTTTCATTACCCCTCCCCATTGCATTGCAATTCAAGGTCATATTCTTTGACCACCATTTTAGCTTTTATACCTTGCATTTCTTTTTCAAGATCAACAATAGTACAGTCGCTAGTGTTCCTTGTAGGTGGTTTAATAACATAACCATGAATTTTTAAATCTTTGTGATAAACGATTGAACCCTTTCTAAGCATATTATTTATATTCCTTTCTGTTTGCTCCAACAAAAAAAATTGTTGAGCAGTAATAACTTGACTATTCGCAGTCTGTCCAACCTTGACTAGCTTTCCATTTTTTATATCTTTCATAGTCCTTTCTTTCTTCTTTCCATAAAAAATATACACTGCATACGATAATTGTCAATAGCAGTATATGAAATGATCTGTCTTCTAACATATTCATTAATACTTCAAACATTAGTACCCCCATATTTTAAAAGTTTTATCAATCATATCTTTTAATTGATAAGTACAGCAATAATCATTGTCTTTGTTGGCTTTGCATATTGCTTGTATTTCATCAATTAATTCATCTTTGTTTTTTAAGTCTTCCATATCTAATAGATCACAAACGTTAGATTGTTCTTCTGTTTTCATTATATCCCCCTTTTATTTATTATATGCTGCTCCAATATCATTGCCATTTCTAAGCCATAGAAAAGCAAGAAGTACATTAACGCAAAGAATATTAAACCTTCAATTATTGTTTTCATACTTCCTCCTTGTATTTAATTTCTTGTCCACTTCCCCAATCTTTATGGGTAAAACCATAAAATTTATGAAAGTCTTTTAAAGACCATGATTGCATAGTTTCTTTCATCTCATCATAATAATCAAAAGCACTTGCATAATCTAAAAAAAGTTTTTTAGTATATTTTTTCATCTTTTCCCTCCTGTTTTAACAGTCTTTTTAATTGTAGTTCTATGGTTGTTAATGTGTTTATTGTTGATGAGTGGTAATTGTTTTCCATAGCATAAACACCCATTTTATAAACGTCATTTATTAGTTTTCTTATTTCTTCTTTCATCTTCCCCCCTCATAAGTTGGTAATTGAAGCATAAATTTAACAACGAACAGAAAGAACATTGACAAACCTAGCCAAAGGTTAATCTGTGTCATGACTAGCAACCCAAACATTGCTAGTGCATAACATAGAGCTAAATAGATAGCTTTAAGCATTAGGCAACCTCCTTTTGATTATCATTTAACCAAGAATGAGCAACTTCCATTAGCTTTTCATAAACATTATGAGCAATAATATCATAAGCATTATCGCAACCCTCAGAAATACCACTTTCAGACGGATAACCTAGATAAAGGTCATCACAAGCTAATTGAAGTCTGTCAAAATTATAAACAGGAATATGACTATCAACATATTCATGTAATAAGTCTTCATTTTCTAATATTTCTTTTTTATTGTCGTTTAGTTCATCAATTAGGTCTTTTTCTAATTGATACATACTTATTTTTTTAGTCATCTTTTACCCTTTCTTTTGTTAGTTTTTTGTATATATTCAACATAGTTAAGATAATGCATATTTTCAAATAGTTGTCAATAGGTAGTAAATAACTAAATATATGAGTAATAAAATAAAGTTTACATCAGAAATATTAGAAAGCTTATTTGCTGAATTAGCTCTTGGAAAAGGGATTAAAAAGGCATTAGAAGCTAGATCACTGTCATGGGAGGGATTTAGAAAGCTTTTACACAAAAAGCCCAAAGTGAGACAAGAATATGAACAAGCCAAACAAGACGGAGTTGACTACTTACTTAGTGAAGCAACATCACAGCTTGAAACAGCAATAGCAGATTTTAAAATAAATGGTAAAGGCGACCTTGCTATCAGTCATTTAGTAAAGGAAGCTGTCGCATTAACTAAATGGAAAGCAACCCATTTATTACCTAAATACTCCAACAAACAACAAGTTAAACACAGTTTTAACGCAGAAACACCGCTAGTAGTGAAGTGGGAAAAGTCTCAGTAATTATTAATTAAGTTAAGTAATACAACATTTATTGTTGATGGACTGCCAACCTGTTCGCTCAAAGTTGCCTACACAACCTATAATAATTAAAATAAATTGCTAGTTGTAGGCAGATAAACGCATAATTGCACAATGCAACTTGTATATTGTTCTGAGAAGTTATCAGTTATCAGTGCTTATTGTAATTGTATCGCAATAATTAAAGCTGGGGGTTTTAAATGCAACCCCACCGCTAAAAATTTTACGCAGGTTGTCTTACGTTATTAGGAGGTATATATAAATAGATGAGGAGACCGACTTATGGATAAGCCAAAAATATATGCAGTGATACTTGTTTCAGAAATGACTAATACTGTTTCTGTTCACTTTGAAGGTTTCTCAGACTATGAAGATGCAAAAGACTTCTCCAGATATATCGGTAAAGAACTCAACATAGAAAACTTGCCTTTTCCTGAGAATGACACTATTCACTAGGTAGGGGTTTTATTTTAAATGTCAGAAATCGTAATTCCATATTCACCAAGAAAGCTTCAGAAATTTTTGCACACACAAATTCCTAAAAGCAGATTCAATGTTATTGTTGCACATAGGAGGTCTGGCAAAACTGTAATGTGCATTAACCACATGATAAGGGATGCTTTAACAAATACGCAGCCGAATCCTAGATATGCCTTTATATCGCCAACATTCAAACAGGGTAAAAGTACAGCATGGGATTACATCAAAAATTTCGCCAAGAATATTCCATTTGTTAAATTCAATGAATCAGAACTTAGATGTGATTTTCCTAATGGCTCAAGAATAACAATCTTAGGTGCTGAAAATGATCAAGCATTGAGGGGTATCTTTTTAGATGGATGTGTAATGGATGAAACGCAGAATATTAGTCCAACATTATTTCCAGAAATTATCCGACCAGCATTAGCCGACAGGAAAGGATGGTGTGTATTTATAGGTACACCCAAAGGTCAGAATTATTTTTACAAACTGCATAAAGATGCTGTGCAACAAAAAGGTTGGTGGACAGGGGTTTTCAAAGCATCTCAAACAGAAATCCTAGACAAAGAAGAATTACAGTCTGCACAAAATACTATGTCAGAAGACTTATATAACCAGGAGTTTGAATGTTCGTTTCAAGCAGCAATTACAGGATCATATTATGGAGCTATCATAGAAAAGCTTGAGGTCGCAAAAAGAATGACATCTGTGCCTTATGATGAAAACCTGGATACAGAAACTTGGTGGGATTTAGGATTAAAGGACTCCACAGCTATTTGGTTTGTTCAAAGACATGGAGATCAAATAAGAGTGATTGATTATGAAGAAAACTCAGGTGAAGGATTAGATTTTTATGCAGACCTACTAGATAGCAAACCTTATAAATATTATAGACATATAGCTCCGCATGATATAAAAGTTAGAGAATTAGGAGCTTTTGGAAAATCAAGGTTGGAAATCGCTTTGGAATTAGGTATATCATTTGATATTGCACCAAAACTTTCTATTGAAGATGGAATTGAGGCAGTACGAAAAGCTTTACCTAATTGTTACTTTGACAAACAAAATACAGCAATGGGTGTTGAAGCATTAAAAGCTTACTCAAAAAAATGGGATGAAAAAAATCAGTGTTTCAAAAACAGACCAACACACAATTTTGCATCACATCCAGCAGACGCATTTAGATATGGCTGCACATTTATTGGTGGACAAAAAACAAACTGGAAAGAACCAGTCCATGTTGATACAAGTTATATAGTTTAGTTATGGCAAAAAAAATTGAAAGACTAGAAGATTTAGAATTAAAAAATACAATACAATCTCACATACATAATTCATTAGGTTTCTTAGGAGGAACATTATCTTCTGAAAGAGAAAAATCATTAGAATATTATCAAGGTGATAAGCTTGGCAATGAGATTGATGGAAGATCGCAAGTCGTTAGTACAGATGTTGCTGATACGATTGAAAGTTTACTTCCAAATCTTTTAAGAGTTTTTACTGCATCAGATAAAGTTGTAGTATGTGAACCAGTCAAAGCAGAAGATGCACCCTTAGCCGATCAAGCTACAGCATATTTAAATCATATTTTTTATAAAGAAAATGATGGCTTTCAATTACTATATAATTTTTTCAAAGATGCCTTATTAGAAAAAAATGGAATCTTAAAAATATTCTATGATGAATCACAAAAAGTAGAATATGAAACTTACAAAAATTTAACAGATAAAGATTATGAAGATTTAACTTCAGATGAAAATGTAGAAGTTATAGATCATACAGAAAAACCAGATGAATTAGCTGAACAAGCTGCTGAACAGTTTGAAGCTCAAATGGAACAGCAAGGTATAGATATAGATTTACCTGAACCAAAATTACATGATTGTAAAATTAAAAGAACTATTACTGAAGGCAAGATAAAGGTTGAGTCAGTTCCACCAGAAGAATTTTTAATTGATCGTACTGCTATTAAACTTGAAGATGCAAACTTTGTTGCACATAGAGTTCAAATGACTAGATCAGAATTAATCAGCATGGGTTACGATAAAGAGGATGTAGATAGTCTTCCAACTTCAGACGCATCAACATTAAATACAGAACGATTAGCAAGATACCAAAACATAGAAGACTTTCCATTTAATACATCTGACAATCAATCTACACAAACTGTAACAGTTTATGAAAACTATGTTCGTTATGATGCAGATGGTGATGGTATTGCAGAACTTAGAAAAATTTTATCTGTTGGTGATACTTCAGAATTTATTTTAGAAAATATGCCATGTGATCATATTCCTTTTGTTTCTGTTACACCAATTCCAATGCCGCACAGATTTTATGGCAGATCAGTTTCAGAATTAGTTGAGGACATACAATTAATGAAATCAACTGTGATGAGACAGTTATTAGATAATATGTATTTAACTAATAACAACAGAGTTGCTGTTATGGATGGAATGGTAAATATGGATGATTTACTTACATCAAGACCTGGTGGTGTAGTTAGAACTAAACAAGCACCTAACCAAGTGATGCAACCTATACAAGCTCAACCTATTTCACAACAAGCTTTTCCATTATTAGAATACTTAGATACAGTTAGAGAAGTAAGAACAGGTGTTACAAAATACAATCAAGGTTTAGATTCTGATTCGTTAAATAAAACAGCTACAGGTATTTCTGCAATAATGAATCAAACTCAAATGAGAGCAGAATTAATTGCAAGAATATTTGCTGAGACTGGTGTTAAAGATTTATTTAGAAAAATGTTTGAGCTTTCAGTTAAATATCAAGACAGAGAAAAAATAATACAACTTAATAACCAGTATATTCCAGTGATGCCTACAGAATGGAAAAATAGATTTAATGTTACAATACAAGTAGGTCTTGGCACAGGAACTAAAGAACAACAAATTGTAATTTTAAATAATATTTTAGATAAACAGTTACAAGCTTTTCAATTACAAGGACAAAGAGAGTTCCCAATGGTAAGTTTAAAAAATATTTACAATACATTATCTAAAATTGTAGAGAACGCAGGACTCAAAACAGTGGATAGTTACTTCATCAACCCTGATTTAGGTAAACAATATGTAACTCCACCACCTCCACCACCAATTCCACCTATTGAAAAAATAGAAATGACTAGAATTGATTCTGAAAACAAAAGAAAGATAGCTGATTTAGAATTAGAGTATAAAGAATTAGAGCAAAAACAAAGACAAATGTTATTAGATTTTGAAGCAAAGATAAAAGAAATGACATTGAAATATGGTACACAATTAGATACTACAAAATTAAAAGCAGATGCTGAATTAGATAAAATGATTGTATCAAATAATAGTAAGATACTTGAAGAAGCACAAAAATCTGCTAATATGCTAGGGAAGCAGATACAAGGTATAGATGGATCAGAAGGACAAAGCCAAGAGAAGCCAAGAATTGAGCAGAGCATCTCAGGCGAAACAGATATTACAGAATAAACTTTTTCAAGATTCTATACAGGAGCTTAAAAAAATTTATTCAAATGCTTTGTTTGAACAAACTGGAGCAAAAGATGGTGAAGCTAGAGAAAAATTATGGTTAGCTTACCAAGTTCTAGGAAAAGTAGAGCAGCATTTTAAAGAAATTCTTGAAACAGGAAAATTAGCAGAAAAACAATTAGCTGATTTCCAAAATCAACAAGAAAAATAATTCTAGTCAAAAGATTAGAATAAGCCAACCCATCAAGGGAGCTTAACCATAGGAGACTATATGTCAGAAACAAATCCGTTACTGAACAAAAGTTCGGTACAAGGTGCTGCTAAACATATTGAAGGTTTATTAGACTCTAAAGGAGTAATTTCTAAATCTCAAAAAGAAGAAGCACCAGTTGAACAACAAGAACCAGAAGCGAAAGCTGAAGATAATCAAGAGGTTCAACAACAACCTGAAGCTCAACCTGAACAGGAAGCTCCAGTGCAAGAAGAAGCATCAGAAGATTCAAATGCTGTAGAGGAACAAGAAACTGATCTACACCAAATTATTGTAAATGGTGAAAAGATTGAAGTTGACCTTGAGGAATTAAAAGCAGGTTATCAAAAAGATGCCGACTATAGACGAAAAACTGAAGAAATTGCGATTGAAAGAAGACAGTTGCAATCTGAAGGTGATCGTTTGAAAAATGAGTATTCAACTAAGATGGATGATCTAAATAATCTTACGGCTACTCTTAATGCTGAACTCAACAGCGAACTAAACTCAAAAGAGTTGGATAAACTCTATGATGAAGACCCAACTGAAGCTGCAAAGCTTGAAAGAAAAATTAGAAGAAGGAGAGAAAGCTTACAGCAATCTCAACTAAAACTAAAACAACATCAAGAACAAGAGTTTCAGAAAATATTAACTGAGGAGCAAAGAAAGGTTGCGATTAAGCATCCTGAAATTGCTGATCCTTTAAAAGGAGCTACAGTTAAAACAAACATGAGAAACTATCTTTTTCAAAGAGGTTTTTCAGATAAAGAAATTTCTGGTATTTATGATAGCAGAATGTTTGATGTGGTCATGGATGGAATGAAGTTTTTAAATACTGCAAAACCAGTGAAAACTAATTTTGCAAAAAAAATTGTCAAACCATCTAAAGTTGTTAAGCCAGGTGTTAAAAGCACAAAAGATGAAAAAGATAATAAATCAAGGTTAACTCAATTAAGAACCTTGAAGAAGTCAGGCAACACAAAAGATGCTGTTGATCTTCTGAAAGGTTATTTATAAACAACT